TCTTGAGCGCCCTTGGGCGCTACAATGAGGAGCCGCTGGTGTTCGAGAAGTACCAGCTGGCTTTTCTCGAATCCAAGTCCCGATATCGCTGGGTCGAGAAGGCCCGACAGGTGGGGTATTCGTTTCTGTTTGCCTGCGAGGCCGTCGCGCGCTGCCACCTGCGCGAGGCGCATACCGCAGTGATGGTCTCGTACAACCTCGAGGATGCCAAAGAAAAAGTGAATTACGCTCATCAGCTCGCCGAGGAGCTTCCCCTGGCTTATCGGAAAAAGTTGGTGATCGACTCCCGCACGGAACTGGGCTTCCTCTCCAATGGTGCGTCGAAGCGGGTCTCGCGCATTATCTCGAATCCCTCGAAGGCGCCACGCGGTAAGAAGGGCGAGGTCTACCTCGACGAGCTCGCGCACTACGCGAACGACCGCGAGGTCTACAAGGGATCGACCGCGCTCATCCTGCGCTCGCGCGGCCAGCTGACCGGCTGCTCGTCGCCGCTCGGTCGGCGCGGCGTGTTTTGGCAGATCGCAAGGGAAGAACTCCGGAAGTATCGCGCCTACTGGCGGCAGCAGGTCCCGTGGTGGCTGTGCAGCTTCCTCTGCATCGACGTGGCGCGCGCGGCGAAAGACGCGCCGCTCATGACGACCGAGGAGCGCGTCCGGACGTTCGGAACGAAGGACATCAACGACCAGTTCGACGCCTTGGCTCTGGACGATTTCCAGCAGGAGTTTGAGAACGCCTACTGCGATGAATCCTATTCGTTTTACAGCTATGAATTGATCCTCCCGTGCACGACGGACGACCTCGTGATGGCCGACGACTTCGCCACGTTCGGCGACGTCTCAGGCCGCCTGGTCGCCGGGTTCGACGTCGGTCGCAAGCGCGACCTGTCGGAGCTGTCAATCTTCGAGCAGACGGGCGGCAAGCACGTGTGCCGGATGCTGAAGAGCTACGACAAGGTCCCGTTCGCCGACCAGGAGGCCGACCTCCGCCGCATGCTGACGACGCTGCCGATCGGCCGGCTGTCGATCGACCAGAACGGCATCGGCATGCACCTGGCCGAGAACCTCGGCCGCGACTTCGGCTGCGTGGTGCCGGAGACGTTCACGAACGAGTCGAAGGAGATCTGGGCGACGGACTTCAAGATCCTCCTGCAGCGCAAGGACGTCGTCTTGCCCAAGGATCGCGAGCTCGTGGCGCAGATCCACGGCGTGAAGCGCGGGCTGACGCCGACGGGGAAGCCGTCGTTCGAGGTCGAGCGCGACGCGGGTGGCCGCGGGCATGGGGATCGCTACTGGTCGGTGGCCCTGGCCTGTCAGAAGGAACGCGGCCCGCTGCCAGGCGCCGTGACCGAAATCAACGTTCGAATCATTGGATAAGGGCTATCAAGATGAGTATAGTGAAAGACCGAGATGACGAGTCACAGCGGCCGATCGCCACGCCGCATCCGATGGGCCGGCTGCTCCGGTTCCTGGAGCGGCAATCAGCGAGCGGCTTCTTCGGCAAAGTGACCGTGAGCTTCCAGCACGGCAAGGTCTGCAACATTCAGGTGAAGCAGAGCAAGAAGCTCGACGAGCTATAGACCCAACCGACCCACCGACCCAACCACCACGCGAACGACGGGCTGTCGAATCACTCGAGCCCCGGAAGGCAAGTTCCCTGCTTGCTCTCCGGGGCTTTTTCCTTTTCGGGGCGCACGTGAACTATCGAGTCCACATCTTCCAGACCGACTTGCACACCCAGCCAGCGAATCGCCTGCGGTCGGTGGGCGCCTTCCAGGTCACCGCCGACACCGAAGCGGCCGCTCGAGCGGCGGCGAACGTGCGGCTCCTGACCTTCGGCCGGGTCGTCGCGCGCTGTCGCCGATGGCTGGCGGCGATCTCGCGGCGGTTGTGGATCCGCCCCCGCTGCTGCCTGCTCCGAGCTCACCCGCGGCCGCGCGCGCGCCGGGAGGCCGGTGATGGCTCGGCCCGAGCAGATGCCGCTCGAGGTGCCGGCGGCCGCCGGCGTGGGGTCCCCCGCGAATGTGTTTCGGCTGCGCGACAAGACCGTCCAGGTCTCGGGGCCGTTCGTCGGCTCGCTCCAGCTGGAGGGCAGCATCGACGGTGAGAACTTCGAGGCCATCGGCGCGCCGCTGACCGCGCCCGGCTTCGTCCTCCTCCCGCTGACCGTCGAGTTCGTGCGCGTGCGGACGAACCAGCTCACCTCCGGCGCGCCGCGGGCGATCGCCGCCGGCTTCGACTTCCGAGCGCTGTGATGACCGACGAGACCGGCCACACCGCCGATACGTCCCCCTCGGGTTCGACCCTCGACGTCGACGAGGCCGTGCGCATGCTGGGCGACCGGATCGCCCTCTTCAAGGCGCACGTCCTGGGCGGCGACGCGGGCCGCGTCGCCGACTCGAACGCGATGCCCTGGGCGGACGCCGAGCAGCGCGAGCAGGTGTTCGCCGGCATGGGCGTGGTCACGCCGCCGTACGACCCCGAGACGCTGGCCATCCTGTTCGAGAACTCGTCGTCGCTCCGCCAGAACGTCGACGCCTACGTCACCAACATCGACGCGTTCGGCCACCGCTTCGAGCCGGTCATTGACCTCGACGCGAGCGATGCGGACCACCGGATCGCCAACGCGCTGTTCGTGGAGCGCCAGCGCAAGAAGTCCGCCCCCCGGTTCCGCGATGACCCGAAGGTCCAGGCGCTCGCGAACACGCCGACACCCGACGAGGTCGCGGCGAAAAAGGCCGAGGTCACCGAGCACATGCGGCTCGAGAAGTCCCGGCTCGAGACCTTCTTCGAGTTCGCGTGCATCGACCTGTCGTTCGTAACGCTGCGGCGGCGCACGCGGCAGGACCTCGAGGTGATGGGCAACGGCTACTGGGAGGTCTTGCGCGACGGCGGCGGCGAGCTCGCGCAGTTCGTGTACCTGCCCGGCTTCACGATGCGGCTCCTGCCGCTCGACGCCGAGCTCGTCGAGGACGACCTGAACATCAAAGTCTCCGAGCTGTCGTTCGACACGATGAAGGTGCGCCGACGGTTCCGGCGCTACGTCCAGGTGTTCGAGCAGCAGGTCGTGTTCTTCAAGGAGTTCGGCGACCCGCGGTGCATCTCGCGCAAGTCGGGGCGGGCGTACGCGTCGATCGACGAGCTCGTCGCTGCCGACCTCGACGACGGGCCGGCGACGGAGGTCCTCCACTTCAAGATCCACAACGCGCGGTCGGCGTACGGCATCCCGCGGTGGATTGGCAACCTGCTCGCGGTGCTCGGCTCGCGGCAGGCTGAGGAGGTGAACTACCTGTACTTCGAAAACAAAAGTGTACCACCACTTGCATTGCTCGTCTCTGGTGGTCGGCTATCTGCCCAGTCGATCCCGCGCATCGAGAGCTACATCGAGAACAACATCAAGGGGAAGCGGAACTTTCATCGCGTGCTCGTGATCGAAGCCGAGTCGTCGAGCGGCGGCAGTAATCACGAGCACACCGGGCGGATGCGGATTGAGCTGAAGCCGCTCACCAACGCGCAGCAGTCGGATGCAACGCACCTTGCCTACGACGAGCGTAACCACGACAAGGTCGGTCAGTCGTTTCGACTGCCACGCTTACTCCGCGGAGACATTCGAGATTTTAATCGGTCGTGTTACTCGGCAGACACCGAGACGCTGACCGAGAACGGCTGGAAACTTCATCAGGAGATCGCAGAGGACGAGCGTATCGCGGTGTACGATCCCGAGCGCGACGAGCTCCGGTTCGAAGTTCCGGTGAGCAAGCACGTGTCGTTCGTTCGCGAGGACCTGATTCGTTTCGTTGGCAAGCATACGGACGTGCTCGTCACACGTGATCACAAGATGCTTGTCCGATGCCCGGATCGGTCCTGGACGATAGAGCCCGCCGAAGAGACCGCCCGTCGACGCGTGTTCGAGTTCATCTGCGTGCCGGGGACCGATGCTGCCGGAGAGGAGCTGATCGACCTCACCCTTCCCAAGGTCTGCAAGATCGAACGCGGGCACCGGCATGAGCCGATCCGAGGCGATCTCTGGATCGAGTTCCTCGGCTACTTCATGTCCGACGGAGGGCTGCTCGAGACCGACCACCCGACAGCGCCCTACCTCGTGTTCGTTCGCCAGAAGAAGCGGCCGTACCGGACTCGTATGCAGACCTGCCTCGAGCTCATTGGCTGGAAGTTCTCCACCCAGATCAAAGAGGACGGCACGCACGTGTTCTGCATCTCGAACCGCTGCCTGCGCGATTGGCTCGTGACCCACTGTGGTGGGCGGAGCGCGGGACGGCATCTGCCGTGGTCCTACGTCACCGGGCTTCCGGTTCGCCAGCTCCGGATTTTGTTTCGCGCGATGATGGACGGTGACGGAACACGCACCGCGAACCTGCGAGGTGGCAGCTACTACACCGCGTCCTCCGTACTGGCCGGTCAAGTGCAAGCCATGTGTTTGCGGCTCGGGTACCGCGCTCATTACCGGTGGGTAGCGCAAACCGGTGTATTTCGAGTTCAGCACGTCGAGCGTTGGAGCACGATCATGACGAGCGCTCGACACGTTGAGGTCGTTCCGTACGAGGGCGAGGTCTACTGCTACTTCTGCCCCGGCGCCGGGTTCTTTGTCACCCGCCGCAACGGCAAGGTTGCCATCCAGGGCAACACCGGCGACGCGGCGCTCATGTTCGCCGAGATGCAAGTGTTTCAGCCCGAGCGCGAGGAATTCGATTTTGTCATCAACCGCAAGATTCTCGCCGACATGGGCATTCGGTTCTGGCGATTTCGATCGAACTCCCCCGTCACGCGCGACCCGGCCGCGATGGCGGAGATCGTCCGCAGCCTCACCAACGCAAACATCCTCACGCCCGAGGAAGGCCGGCTACTCGCGAGCGACGTGTTCAATCGCGAGTTCAAGAAGATCTCCGCCGCGTGGGTCAAGCAGCCCGTCGCGCTGACCTTGGCCGGCATCGCCGCCGCGCCCGAGCCCGAGAGCACGCTGGCCGGGCCCGACGTCCAGAAGGGCGACACGACGACGGGCGACCTGGCCGCTGCGGGCGGCATCCGCGCACCCGCCCAGGGCCAGGGCCCAGGCGGACGTCGGCGCCGCGGCACGCCGGACCTCGTCGACGAGGCGGCACGACTGATCGCGATCCGCAACGCGTTGCGCGACGCCGAGGGCCGCGAGGCCAAGCGCGCATTCGAGAGCGACAAGCGCGCCGAGCTCGAGCTCGAGCGCGAGGTCATCAAGGTGCCAGCCGACGAGCTGGCCAGCTGGTTCGAACCCGAAAGCACACCGTCCCCCCCATGAGCCCCATGAGACAGCGCCCCCATCATCTGCATCCCTCCCTCGACACCGCGCGCGTCGCGCTGGTCTATCGCGACGTCACCGGCGTCGGGGTGTCTCACGTCGGCCTCGGCGTCAGCGCCGCGTACACCGCGAAGACCTTGCGGCAGCACGGCCTGTGGGCCGAGGTCTGGCCGACGCAGAGCCCCCGGGCCTTGCTCGAGCGGCTCCGCCGCACCCAGGCGACCGCAGATCTACGCGGGGAGGTCCGCCCCACGCACGTCATCTTGGCCGCGCCGTGGATCTGCACCCAGGACGTCGCAGTGATGGCCGCGGAGTTCCCCGAGGTGGTGTTCGTCGTGGTGAGCCACTCGAGCGTCGGCTTCCTCGCGGCCGACCCCCACGCCATCCGGCTGCTGCGCGAGACCGCGGACCTCCAGCTCGCGAGCCACAACGTGTTCGTCGGCGGCAACTCGTCGAAGTTCACCGACTGGGCGACCGAGGCGTGGGGCATCCGCGCCGTGTACCTGCCGAACCTCTACAGCCTGGCGGAGAGCTTTCCGCACCACGACCGGCGCTGGCACGGCGGCGCGCTGCGCCTCGGCATGTTCGGCGCCAACCGGCCGCTCAAGAACTTCCTGTCCGGCGCCGCGGGCGCCGTCGAGCTCGCCCGGCAGCTGCACGTCCCCGTCGAGCTGCTCCTCTCGAGCGGTCGCAATGAGGGTGGCAACTTCCGCGCCCTCGACGAGATGACCGAGAACATCGCCAACCTGCGGGTCACCTACACCGGCTGGCTGCCGTGGCCCGCGTTTCGCCGGCTGCTCCGGTCCGTCGACCTGGTGCTCCAGGTCAGCTACACCGAGACGTTCAACGTCGTGACCGCCGATGCGATCGCCGAGGGCGTGCCGGTCGTCGCGAGCGACGCCATCGACTGGGTGCCCCGGTGGTGGCAGGCGAGGGCCGACGAGCCGCTCGACGTCGCGCGGGTCGCCCAGCGCCTGCTCCGGGATCCACAAGCCCCGCGTCACGGCCGCGACGCGCTCGAGGCCTACGTCGGCCGTGGCGTCGTCGCGTGGTGGCGCTTCCTCTGCCCGCAGTTGTCGCAGATCCGCTACGCGGCCGCCGCGTCACAAGCCGCGATGGACGCACCATGAACTTGGCGCGCGCCGCAAGCGGCCTGTTCTCTGAGGGGATCCGCGCCGCCGAAGACCTCCTCCGCGACGTCTACCGGCTCGACGTCGCCAAGGCGCTGGATCCACTCGACACCCGCGACTTTCTGGTCATCGTGCAGCGGCTCGGTCGCGCGCTCTCCGGGGTCGCGCGTGACGCCGAGGCGCAGGCGATGCGCCGCGCGCTCGCGACGCTCGACGTCGACTGGCCGAACCTCACCGAGCGGTCGCGGGATCGCATCCTTCATGCCGCGAGGCACGTGCTGGAAGGCGCGCAGGACCACGTGCTGCCCCGACTCGAGCAGATCTTCGAGGTCGAGAGCAAGCACGTGGTCGCGGACTCGCGGCGGGCGGCGGTGCGCCGGTTCGGGCTCCGCGTCGCCGCGGACACCACCCGCACGGATGAGCGGATCGCCCGGTTCATCCGCACGAGCGAGAGCAACTTCGTTCGCGATGCGTACGGCCGCCGGCACGAGGCGTTCAGCCAGCGCGCCCGCGACATCGTCGCCTCGGGCGTCGAGCGCGGGCTCGGCCGCGCGCAGATCACCGAGGAGCTGTCCTCGCAGCTAGCCGCGGTCGCCGGGCGGCCCGCGTCGTACTGGGAGGTCGTCGCAACGAGCTTCGCCAACCGCGGCCGGACGTATACCCAGCTCGCGGCGTTCGACGAAGCCGGTATCGAGCGGTTTCGCTTCGATAGCGTGCTCGACCAGGCCACTTCATTGGTTTGCCGTTTTTTGCACGGTCGCGAGTTCAGCGTCGCGCGCGCGAGGCAGCGCTTCGAGGACATCGAACAGGCCGCTGACCCAGAAGCCATCACTGACCTTCAGCCTTGGGTCCAGGTCGGCGCCGACGACGCCGGCAACCAGGTGCTGTTCTACAAGCGCGCGGGCCGGCGCCACGTCGTCGCCCAGGTCGACGAGTCGGCGGTCGGTCACGCCGACAAGGTCGGCCGGTTTTCGCGCGCGATGGGGACGGACCAGCTCGAGGCCGCGGGGGTATCCGTGCCTCCGCTTCATGGCAGATGCCGCAGCACCATCACCGTCGTCGAG